ATTTATTCTTAAATTTAAGAGTATAGATCTTGTTGATGAAGATATTCAATCTAGAATTAATGATAGATATCTTAGAACAGAGGTTATTAGTCCTAATGAGGTTAGGTCCACCCTGGGCCTGCCAGAAAGAACCGGCGGGGATCAGCCGCTGCCCTTCCCAACAAAGAGAGAAAAAGAAGGGCCGGGGGCTCCGTTCGGAAATTCTAATAATGATATAATTGCTCCAAGAAACGCAAGAGCAGATTCAGAAGGGCAATCTACAGACCCAAGGCAGTTTGGAGATCAGGCTGAAAGAGGTCAAAACCAAGATAATTCAGGAGGTACACAATGACTTATGCAATGGGAATTGTATATTCCAATACGGCAGTTGATAGTACAGCAAATACTATAACATTTATTGGTCATACAAAATGTATTCACTTCATTAATACGCATGCATCTACTAATGCGGTTGTTAAACTTAATGGTGGTCCGCACCAGGTCTTAATTCCGGCAGGGGGGCACTACGTTGAGATTGAAGGCGATTATACACAATTTCAAGTCATGACAGCGGGAGTTACGCTGGCTGTCTATGCCATAGGATAATTTGCCATATAATAAATTATTGAATTATACTAGAATAGGATATGACCAACTTTAATCTATCTTTTCCAATTGATATTATAAAAAAAGAACAACGAATTATTTTGGGAATAGCAACTGCCGACAATATTGATAAAGTTGGCGATGTTGTTGATTTTGAAGCATCCCTGTCCGCTTTTAAAAATTGGCAAGGTAATATTCGTGAAATGCATGCCCCAATCGCTGTTGGTAAAGCAATTAGTTATAAACCGATAAAAATTAACGACCCAGATGGTAAAGAGTATAATGCAATTCAAGTTGAAGCGTATATTTCTAAAGGTGCAGAAAGTACATGGCAAAAAATTCTTGATGGCACACTTCGTGCATTTTCAATTGGTGGGAAGATAATAAGAAAAGAAATGATGCAGAATAAAATTCACAATGGTAGACAAGTTCATATTATCAAAGAATACGATCTTGGTGAATTAAGTCTTGTTGACAACCCCGCGAATGCTGTTGCAGTTATCGATCTTATTAAAAAAGCAGATGATGGTGTTCTTGATTATGTATTAACAATAGATGAAGACATCGAAAAAAAACAGCCATTAAAAGATCCCAAAGGCGGATTAACAGCAGCCGGCAGAAGGTATTTTAAACAAACAGAGGGGGCTAATTTAAAACCAGGAGTAAGGGGTGCGGCTGATACTCCAGAGAAGATGCGTCGTAAAGGTTCTTTTTTAACAAGATTCTTTACCAACCCCTCTGGTCCGATGAAGAAACCGAATGGTAAACCCACCCGTCTTGCTCTCTCCGCAGCAGCCTGGGGCGAGCCGGTGCCTCAGGATCGTTCCGATGCCGCTCGACTTGCTGCCAAAGGACGCAGGCTTCTAGAGAGATATCGCAACACAAAAGAAAGGGCCCAAAAATCAATAGAAATTGAACATTTAGACGTTAAAGATGACCTAATAAATGCTTTGTTTGAAGAAATTGAGAGTATTCAACTAGAAGACGATGGGTATACTGAAACGCATCTATTGGATTTTATGTTGGATGATATTTATGAGGAACTTATAGAAATGGAAAATATTGATTTAGGCAGTGTTGATTTATTGCAAGAAGAAGAAAAGTATGATACTATGAAACCTATGGATAATTCTATTGATAAGGAAAGTGATAAATTGTCCTTAATTAAAAAATTTATTTCCTGGCTTACAGATCAACCAGGAGATAATTCACTTGATGAAAGTGAGCAGGCTGAAGCTTCAGTTGAAGCCGAAGTAAAAAATGATCAAATGGAGGAAGAAATGGATATTGAAATTCTGAAAGAAGCGCTTGGCTCCGTCATTGATCAGAAGCTTAACGATTTCGCCACTTCGCTTAAGGCCGAAGTTGAAGCGAATGTCTCGGCTAAGATTGATGAAGTTGCCAAGAGTTTTGATGCTCAGAAACAAGAAATTTCTCAAAAGTTGGAAGCAACAGAGAAAGCTCTTGAAGAACAAACGGCAAAAGTTGAAGAGTTCGCTCAAGCTGGTGCCATGAAGAAAAGTGTTGACTCAGAAGAGGATGAACAGGTTGAGGAATTAAAAAAGTCTGAACCCGAAAAATCTTTTTGGAGCAATGTTTACTTGCCACAAGGGGTTATTAACTCCCTGGGCTATAAGTCATAAGTTAAGGAGGAATAATTACTATGGCAACACAAGAAGAAATTCTTGCTAAAGCTAACGAGGTTACTACGACAGCCATCGTTACCAATAATGCAAATGGTGGACTTCTCAAGCCTGAGCAGTCAAATCGATTTTTAGATTATGTCGTAGATCAATCCGTTCTGATGAAGAACGCTCGTGTCGTTCGTATGCGCACACCTTCGATGGAAATCGATAAGCTCGCAGTCGGCACTCGTTTGATGCGTAAGGCAACTGAGGCAACAGACGATGGCGCTAATGCAGCCGTGACCTTCTCAAAGGTTTCGCTTACAAGCGTCAAGCTTCGTTTGGACTGGGAACTTAGCACAGAAGCTTTGGAAGACAACATTGAGGGTGCTTCGCTTGAAGATCACTTGGCTCAAGTTATGGCTCGTCAGACAGCCAATGACCTTGATGACTTGTTGATCAATGGCAACACATCTTCGAATAATGCGCTTCTTAAGGCTCTTGATGGCTTTACTAAACTCGCCCTTGCTGGTGCAACAGTTGTGGATGAAGGCGGCAACAATGTTAGCCGCGCAACGTTCGACAGAGTGCTCCGCAACATGCCGAACAAATATCTGCAGAAGCGCAACGAATTGCGGTTCTACACCGGCCCGGGCGTGGTTCAGGACGTGTCATTCAGTCTCCAGAACCCGAACTCGGCAACTGCCGCAACAGCAGGCGCTCCGGCTCCGGCTTCAACATTCGGTGAGCAGGCCTTCATGAATGGTGCCATCCGTGCAAACGGGGGCGCTGGTGTAACCGGTATTGCGCCTTACGGCATTCCGTTGGTAGAAGTTCCGCTTCTGCCCGAGACTGTCGCTGGTGACTATTCCGGTGCTTCCGGTAATCATGGTTATGTCGAGCTGACATTCCCCAACAATAAAATTGTGGGTCTGCACAGAGACATCACCGTCTACCGTCAGTTCCAGCCAAAGACGGATACGATTGAGTATACACAATTTATGCGTCTTGCAAATAACATCGAGCATGTTGAGCCGTTTGTTATTGCTAAGAACGTCAAACTGCGCACACTGTAATACCCTATAGCGGTTAAAGGGGCGGGGTGGGGAAACATCCCATCTCGCCCCTTTGCCATATAAAATAAAATTATCCATAGGATACGATTGATTTATTTTTGAATACATGATAAAATTAGATATATGACTGAAAAAGAAAACGTTATCACGTCAAAAGATGTGAACCCAAAAACGCCAAAGCAAAAAAAAATCAAAGAAGATACGCCGTCAGAGCCGGTTGTTAAAAATGAAAAAGTTTTAATTTACTTTGAAAGCGGAGTAGCATATCAAACACCTTCCGGTTTTAGATTTAGCAAAGAACAAAATAGAATGGCAGAAGTTGACAAAGAACAAGCAATCTTATTATTGAGACTTCCTAATTTTAGATTGCCTAGTGACGAAGAAAAAGAATTCTACTATAATAATTTGGAGGCTTAGTAATGGCTGGAAATCTTTCTGATTATCTTGAAAATAAATTAATTGATCATTTTCTTGGCACAACAACATTTACAAAACCCGATGCCGTATATGTTGGTCTTTATAGCGTAGCGCCTTCTGATGCTGGTGGTGGAACAGAAATTAGCGGGGGCTCTTATGCTCGCCAATCTGCTGCATTTAGCGCATCTTCGTCTGGCGCAACGTCAAATAGTGCCAATGTTGATTTTGTCGGAATGCCAGCTGTTACTGTTGTCGCCATTGGCATTCACGATGCATCTACAGCCGGCAATCTACTTTTATGGGGAACACTTACAACAAATAAAACAACGGATGCGGGAGATACATTAAGAATTGCTACGGGCGATCTTGATATTAGTATTGACTAAGGAGAGTCTATGTTAAGAAGAGAATTTAGTGGTGGTGTACTAAGAACAACACTTTCTGCAAATATCAATAACTCCGTGGGTTCTTTTTCTGTCACAGACGCATCAACATTTCCCACTGGGACCCATCCTTTTGTAATTGTTATTGATAGAGGTAGCGCGGCAGAGGAAAAAGTTTTAATTACATCCAGAAACGGAAATACATTCACTGTTGAAACCAGAGGTTATGATGGCTCAACAGCTAATACACATAACTCTGGTGCTTTTGTTGATCATGTTCTTGATGCAACGGTTATTCAAGATATGAATGAAACAACATATGATAATGAAGTTTTAGTTTGGATGGGGGTTTAAATGCCTACCTTAACACCTAAAAACTTTTTTATCGGATCCAATGTTGAGGCCGGGTCTAATGTATATACTGTTGCAAACACAGTTGGGAACTACTCAATAATTAAAAATATTAATTTATGCAATACGACAGCATCAAATGCCACATGCAGTATTCATTTGCTTATTGATGCCGCAACTGTTGGTAATTCAAATAAAATTGTAAGCAATGTAAATGTTTTAGCAAATGATGTAGTATTTTATAATACATCTATAGTTATACCAGCCAATAGCAAAATTCATATTACACAGGTAACAGCAAATGCTATAACATTTGCAATTAGTGGTATTGAATATGCCTAATTTAAGCAGTTCACTATTATCTCAAGTTGTAGAATCATCTAGTTTTGCTATATCAATATCTGAAACAGCTCCGGCGATACCGTCTGAGGGAGATTTGTGGTTCGAGTCCGACACGGGCAGGACGTATATCTATTACGACTCGTACTGGGTCGAGATCGGTGCGCAGGTCGAAGGAATCAGCAGAGTGACGGTTTCTTCCAATCCGCCCGCCTCTCCTTTTCAGGGTCAATTGTGGTTTGATTCCGACGATGGAACTACCTACATTTATTACGATTCGGTGTTCATCGAGGTGGGCGCAACTGCCGTCGATGCTTTGCTTAGCATGATTGACGCTAAGGGCGACCTGCTTGTCGGTACCGGGGACAACACGATTGCCCGCTTGGGCGGCGGAACAAATGGGCAACTGTTGTCGGCAAACTCATCCACAGCAACTGGTTTAGAATGGACAACTGCAAATTACGCACCGACTGTTTCTCCGACGTTCACGGGAACGGTAACGCTTCCGTCGAGCACATCGATTGGTTCTGTTAGCTCCACAGAACTCGGATATCTGGATGGCGTATCATCGCCAATACAGACACAGTTAAACGCAATAGTATCTACGGGCAAAGCAATCGCCATGTCAATTGTGTTCGGAGGTTAAAACGTGACGGCACCAAACATCGTGGGCGTAACGGCAATTAAGGGCAAAACGGCAGTTCTTGCCGTCACGACCACGCCCACGCCGATTCTCAAGAACGAGGGTAGTAGTGCGGGCACAACCATCGTCGTCACCAACAGCGGCGCATCGGCGTTCGTCGTTGGGGGTTCGAACAACGCGACGCTTTCCTTTACTCGCGGCGCAACCTACACCATTCAAGTGAATGCGGTCGGTCACCCTTTCTGGATTCAGACGTCTTCGGGCGCGTACAACGCCGCGAATGTCGTAACTTCGGGCATCACGAACAACGGCACAGAACTCGGTTACATCACGTTCCAGGTTCCCGCCGACGCGCCGAACACCCTTTACTACGCTT